CTACACGGAAGTAAATGCAGCCATTGATGAAGCCAATCGACCTGCGTATGTTGAAGCAGCCGCCTCAAGTCAGTCAATGACTAACTCAGCCAGTAAAGCTGTCTTCACTTTCAATGATACCAAAACCATTTACGGCGCAGCTTTGGTTGGTGGTGGTTCAGCCGCTGACACGAAAGGCGACACAGCCGGTGGTGGATCACTATGGTGCAGCGCACTATTCACAACAGCGAAAGGTGTTGATCCATTGGATACAATTGAGATCACCTATACGTTAACCAGTGCTGACGATGGTGTATAAAAGGAGATAACTCATGGCAATGGACTTTGAAGCAGGAACCATTGAGATCAGAGAAGACACTTTAAATTATGGGCCGTTTACATTCGACATGACAGACCCGGCCCCTTCAGGAGCCGTAATCTCTTCTATCTCCGTGGCCGTATACAGCGGTAAGGTGCAGCCCTCCGCAGAACTGGCAGACGAAACTGAGATTGCTGACATCATTGATCTTGGCCTAACGGCCGCTACTGGTGATTATGTGGCCTCAATATACTTTAACTATCCCGGTGTAGCGTATGAAGGTAGCCATACACTGGTTATCACAATCACTTGGGACAACACAGCGGTACATTCGTACTTCTTCTATAAGGTAAAGGTGGCATAATGGGTGACAATAAAGAAACCGATCCGGGTGCAGTGGATCATGACGCTATCGGTGGTGAAAAGAAACGCCGGGCTGCGCAGAAACGTCAACTTGATGAAGCGTGGAATACCGGCCGCAACAGTGCCGATCCTTCCCGCAAGAAGAAAGCAAAGGTCGATCAGAACTAATGAGAGAAGAACATTGCAGCTTCGCTACATATAATGCTGACGGCCGCTGCATTGCTCCGTGTCACCATAACTGGAAGTCAATGTTTGAACATGACTGCAAAGGGGTGACTCGTGGACGAGAAGAGCATTTAAAATTACATGGACGTGAATATCAAATCGGGGGGAGATTTAAAAAGCATCATGGAATTAAACTATAACTCAATACCAACGTTTGCGCAGGTACACGCAGACCCGAATAAATATCTCTTTTGCCGTGGCCCTGTTGGGTCAGGTAAATCTTCGGGCTGTATTTGGCAGATCGTTTTAAATTCGCTGAAGCAACATGTTTGGTACGACAATACACGGTTCAGCCGGTACGCAATCATACGAGCATCGTACCCGGCCTTGAAATCGACCGTCATTAAATCATGGAAGAATTGGTTTAAGGGCATGGTCAATATAGTGTACGACACACCTATCCGTGGAGAGTTACGGTTCCCGCACCCTGACGGGGAATCTCAAGTTGACATTGAGTTGGTCTTTATCGCTCTCGACCGGGAAGACGATGTCAACAAACTACAATCCTTGGAGTTAACCGGCATGCATATTAATGAGTGTGCTGAAATTCCAAGAGGCATCCACCAGATGTCCAAGTCTCGTATTAACCGGTTCCCACAGGAGCCGGGTGATGAAACGCTAAGGCCCGTGGAACCCTTCATTATTTGTGACTACAATAGTGTGGATACCACACATTGGCTTTACACCATTGCAGAGGAAGAGAAGCCACCGAAGCATAGTTTTTATCATCAGCCCTCAGCACTTATTCTGGTTGAGAGTAATGATCCAAGGATTGATCCAGATGATCAGATTATTGATGTTGATCATAATCAGTACATCATTAATCCAGATGCGGATAACGTTCGTAACGTGCCTGACGATTACTACCAAGATCAAGTATACGGAGCAAGACCGGATTGGGTCAACATCATGATTCTAAATAACTACGGACTCATGCAGAGTGGACGGCCGGTGTATCCAGAATTTGATGATAGTCTTCATACGGCAAAGAACGATCACAAGCCTCTCAAGGGTGTGCCGCTTATCATCGGCATGGACTTAGGGCTTACACCAGCAGCCGCTATCTGTCAGCTTACACCGATGGGTGAGATTATTGTACTGGACGAACTGGTGACTGAGGATTGTTCGATTGAGAAGTTTTGTGAGGATCATCTTAAGCCCCATCTGAAGAACCATTATCAGGGCTTTCCGTACACCTTAATAGTTGATCCATCAGCAACGAAACGATCCGACAATGATATGCGCTCAGCCTGTGAAGTCATTAAGGCAGCCGGGTTACCGTACCGCACCGGGCTGACAAATAACTGGACAAAGCGTAAGGAATCCGTGGTACACGTTTTGCGTAAACTGAAAGGTTTTTATTTGAATCCATCATGCGCAGTATTGCGCAAGGGGTTTATCAGTGAGTATCATTTTGAAAAGAAGCGTGTTGCTTTATCGGCAGGGAACTCCGATCCGAAGTTCCATGAAAAAGCAGACAAGAACATTTACTCACATGTCCATGACGCTTTACAGTACGCAGTTATGGAAATAACCGGGGGGAGAACAGCCAAACGCCGCAAGGCAAGTAAGGCTAAGCGTACTGATACGAATAATAACATGCCAGCCGATAGTTCCGCTGGTTACTAAAAGAGGACGATATGCCTAATACTGAAGTAACCAAAGACGATTTTACCGAAGCCTTCGATGAGATTGAAGTCGCAGAGAAAGCAGGTCAGGACGTAAACGACATCATGGAATTGGAGAAGTTTCGGTCACCGTTAGGTACTAACCTGCTCAGCATGTTTGGTGAGTTTGAGCGTGATAAGCGTCTCACAGAAGAGCGGTGGATAAAAGACCTTCGCCAATACCGGGGAGAGTATGACCCGGAAGTGTTGGCCAAACTTCATCCGAAACGGTCTAAGGCTTTCTTAAGTCTAACCCGGACTAAGACGAAGACAGTCGCAGCAAGGGAAACCGACTTGCTCTTTCCCGCTAATGGCGATAAGAACTGGTCGATCAATCCGTCTCCGATCCCTGAGCTATTGCCAGAGGTCATAGAATCAATCATGTTGCAGTTTCAGGAGCAAACCGGCGAAGCGCCTTCGGAAGAGTTAATCCGAAAGTTCATTCATGAAGAGGCAGAGAAGCGTAGCCGAAACATGGAACAGGAAATGCACGACCAGTTAAATGAATTAAAGTACCGCTGGATTATACGGCAGACAATTTTTGACGGCAACCTTTATGGTACCGGTATCTTGAAAGGCCCACTGGCCCGGACAGTCAAGTCCAAGAGGTGGTTACCAAATAAAGAAACCGGCGAATGGGTTACTATTGAATTAGAGAAGCTCACTCCGTATTGCGAGAATGTATCTGTATGGGATATTTACCCGGATATGTCTGCAAAGCATCCTGACGGAATGAGAGGCGTGTTTCAACGCTACGTAATGAATCGTCACAAGGTGCAGGAATTAGGCCAGAGAGACGACTTCAATGGCGCAGCAATCAACGCATACCTCAAACAGTTCCCTGATGGTGATGCCGAATTAAAGACCTTTGAGAACGATCTGAGAGGGCTTAACAACACTTCTATCTCACAGACGTGGAGTGACAAGCATGAATCAAGTGGCCCCGGCGTGATTGGCCGTAAAGGAAAATACGAGCTAAAAGAGTATTGGGGATTCTTGAGTGCGGATAAATTACGGGATGCCGGTGTGGATATTCCAAATGAGTTTGAACTGGAAGTCGCAGCGAACGTTTGGATTTTGGGTGACTTTATTATCAAAGCAAACGTCTCTCATATTGAAGGTGTGCATCTACCTTATCATTTTTATTACTACGATAAAGACGATACCTCATTATGGGGTGAAGGAATCCCTGCCATTATGCGAGATGCGCAGAAGCTGTTTAATGCTTCTGTCCGGGCCATGCTTGACAACGCAGCAATATCTGCTGGCCCCATCATTGAGGCGAACACTGACCTTCTGGAGCCTAACGAAGACCCGAAAGACCTTTATCCATTTCGTGTATTCCTTCGGGACGGTACAGGTAGTGACGCAACGGCACAGGCCATACGGGTCTACAGTCTACCGTCATACACCAATGAGTTCATGGCAATGATTAACTTCTTCATGAGCGCAACGGATGAAGTAACTGCTATTCCCCGGTACATGTACGGCGACAGCCAGAACGTAGGAGGCGCAGGTAAGACGGCTTCCGGGCTATCAATGCTTATGGGTGCAGCCAATGTAACCGTGAAGGATCAGATTAAAAACTTTGATGATGGTATTACCCTACCTTTTATTAAAGGACTTTACTTCTGGAACATGGAGTTTAATCCGAAGGAAAATATCAAGGGTGATTATCAGGTCATGGCAAAGGGTAGTACTTCGCTAATCGCAAGAGAAGTAAAAGCGGAGTCACTGATTACCTTTATGAATGTAACCAATAATCCGACTGACCTTCTTTACACCAAACGGGACAACGTTCTGCGAGAGTACACCAAGGTTCTTGA